TAATCACTATCCATTAAAAGTATCTAATGGTAGTACATTAAGGATATTACGCCCTTCTAGTCTATCTGCAAAAGCAACAATAGTATGTAAAGAAAAATATGATAGATTTATTAAAGGCAATCTTATTAAACATAAACATGTTTTAGATTGTTTAGATAAAGAGTTACAGATAAGAAAGAGAGGTGGTAATATGCAATATATGCATGCACTAGAAACATATATAAATAAAAATGCCTGGGATGCATATGAGGGCTTGTTGGATTCCAATACAACTATACAACAAGCAGATAATAAATATGGACAAGATTTAATTTAAACTATGGAAAATAAAAAACCAAGTCTATACTATAAAAGTATAGCAAAAGCAACACATGACGCTGTTGAGTACATTGATCAACGTCGTAAGGGACTGATAAAGTCTTTAAAAACTCCATGGACTAAGTATAATCATGTGAGTATGGATGGAATAGAGTGGAATACTATACATACTATAGCGGGTATGTCTGGTAGTGGTAAAACTGCTATTATAAATCAACTAGAAACAGAATTATTTTTATTAAATCCTGATGAGAACTTTGCTGTTCTTTCTTTTAACTTTGAAATGTTAGCGCGTCAATTAGTTAGTAGAAAGCTATCAAATAAGTTAAATATGACTACTAGGCAGCTGCATAGTGGTATAGAAGGATTTAGTTTATATGATACTGAGTTTTATAAGGTTTTGACTGCTCAAAAAGAATTTAATAAACTTCCTATATACTATGTAGAAATGCCTGGTACTGTGGAAATGATTAAAAATACTATTGAGAAGTTTGTACAAGAAGATTTTAATAAGGATAGAGGTATAATGGTTATGTTGGATCATACTATATTAGTTCGTGGTAAACAGGGTGAGATGGAACGGTTGGTTCTTGTCGAGCTTATGATTATGGCTAATGCATTGAAAAAACAACTTAAAATATCATTTGTATTTTTGAGCCAATTAAATCGAGAAATCGAGTCAGCAGACAGAATAACAGAGCCTTCCCAACAATTTCCTAAGAAAAAGGATTTGTTTGGTGGTGATTCAGTTTTTATGTTTTCTGATTTGGTAATGGTATCTATGAACCCTGAACAATTAGGTCTAGATACTTACGGAGCTAAAGCGTGGCCAACAGCCGGTGCTTTGTTCTGGCATTTCATCAAAGTAAGAGAAGGTCAGCCTTGTATTGCTAAAATGAAAAATGAACTTAAGTATAACAGAGTAATTGATTTTCCCAAAGAAGTTAATTATCAATTAAAAATTAAATAAGATGGCAAACCAAATTTATAACACAACTACAACTTTAGACCCTATAGAACAAGATAGTAGAGTTCCTGAATATTATAAAGGTAAGAACGGATATGAAGCTCGTAAGGTATGTGACAACTTCGATCTTCCCTATCATCTGGCAACGGCCACTACATATATAATCAGGGCGTATCACAAGCACGATACTCCTGTAGATTGTTTAACGAAGGCTATAGCTCATCTAGAATTTGAATTAGAAAAATTTAATAACCAAAAAAAGTAAAATATGGCGAATTTAGTAATTATCTGTGGAAAGTCTGGATCAGGCAAGTCCACAAGCGGGAGCAATCTCGACCCAAAATCAACTCTTTGGTTGAACTGTGATCAAAAATCACTACCTCTTAAGGGCTGGAAAAAGAATTATAGTAAAGAAAATAAAAACTATGCAGTTTCTTCTAGCCTTGTAGATATTGTGAATACATTAAAAGTTGTACCAGAGAAAGCGAAGCACATTAAAACTATTGTGATAGATACCATTAATCGAGTTATGACCGATAAAGTAATGGGAGAACGTCACATTAAAGGTTTTGAAAAATGGGCTAGTTTATCAGGTGGTATTTATGATATATTTACAACTATAAATCAAGTTATACCTGACAATGTTGATGTATTTGTATTAGCACATTCCGATGAGGGGTATACTGATATGGGTGCTCAGTATCGTAAAGTAATGACAGCTGGAAAACAGTTAGACAAGATCGTATTAGAATCTATGTCGAGTGTGGTGTTGTTTACCCACATTGAGTCAGATGGTAAAGGTAAGAATGAATATTTCTTCCAAACACAAACAGATGGAGTATCGACTGCAAAGTCACCTGCTGGGATGTTTGAAGATTACCAAATACCTAATGATTTGAAGATGGTGAAAGACACCATGCACAAATATTATAATGAATAATTAATTAAAAAAAAGTAAAATTATGAGTATGTATCAAATTAACCAGAAGGTTAAATCAGAAGGTTCGTCAACCAAAGTATTTCCATTAGGAATTAGTGAAAATGCAGAAATGACAAATGTAAGTATGGAAACTGCTTCTAACGGAAATAGTTTTTTAAAGTTCTCTTTTACTGCACCAGATAATTCTTCTTTAAGTCATTTAGAATGGCCTATCGATGTAAATAATGAAGGTTGGGAAAAGAAAGCGCAATCTCAAATGAAGAGAGTTAAGCATATTATGACTAAATTCTTAGCTGAAGATAAAGCTGTTGTAAATGCACAAGACTTTGAAGGCTTCTGCCAACAAGTTATTGCATTATTAAGTAATTCATATATAGGTAAAAAATTAAGAGTTAAAACTGTTTATAGTTATAATAATTATGTTTCTATTCCTAAATATGTACCATTCTTAGAAGATATGGATATTGAGAAAACTAAACTTAATATTACAGATTTTGATAAAATGGAACGAGATGAAGCTGAAAATCCATCAGCCTTAACATCTACTGCCTCTACAAATGGTGCAGTAACGGAGCCTGCAGAGTCTGATTTACCTTTCTAGGTAGTTAGATTTTATAGATATGGGGGGAGTGTAAAATTGCCCGATCACGGGTTGCTCCCCCTCTTATCTGTTTACAAATGGAATCTGTATATAAAATAACACTTTCTTTAACCAAAGCTCATATCTTAGATAAAATTAGTCACTATCAGTTATTTAGTTATTATTTAGGATGTGATTTTAAGTCTGGGGTTGTAATGAATAGTCCGCTCCGACAAGATGATAAGCCAAGTTTTTCAATCTTTACTGATCGTAAAGGTACTCTGAGATTTAAAGATTTCGGTAATGGAGATACTGGTGATGCATTTACATTTATTCAAACCCTATTTGGATGTGATTTTTATTCTGCTTTAGTGAGGATAAATGAAGATTTCAAATTAGACTTAATGTATAATAAGAAAAATGTTATAGTTAAGCCGTATGATGGTTTTATTACGGCTATTAAAGAATTAAAATTTGATGCAAAAAAGACTATAAGTGTAAAAACTCAGTCTTTAACTTTTATAGATAAACATTATTGGGAACAGTATGGTATTAATGAGAAAGTTCTCAAATATTATAATGTATTTTCTTGTAAATGTGTATTTATAGGAGACAATGTAGTAGGCTATTATAAAAATATTGACCCAATTTATGGTTATTTATTTTATAAAGATAGTGTATATACATGGAAAATTTACCGTCCTTTATCCCTTACCGGGCATAAATGGATGAGTAATACTAATAGAACTATTTTCCAGGGCTGGGATCAACTGCCTGAGCGAGGAGAGTTTATAATTATAACAAAGTCACTAAAAGATGTAATGGTTCTAAGAACCCTTGGATTTATTAGTGCTGCGTTGCAGAATGAGATTACTAGTATCAAAGATACTGTAGCCCGAGAGTTATATGAGAGATTTAATGTAGTATATATATTAAATGATTTTGACTTAACTGGTGTTAAGGGTGCTAATAACCTGAAGAAGAAGTATGGATTTACTCCTATTTTTCTACAGAGCTTTAGTATTAGACATAATGGGTTTAAAGATATTTCTGATTATAGGAAAGATCATACTGCCGAACAAAGTAAAACTAAAATAAATAAATTAATATGCAAATAATAAGAGAAAAAACAGTCGATGAAATTATTGGTGATGTAAAAACTAATAAATTTAAAATCGGCGAAGACTCAATGGGTATAATAATAGACTCATTGATTAATTTGTACTCTGACCCTATTGGTTCTATTGTAAGAGAAGTAACATCGAATTGTTATGATGCACACCGTGAGAAAGATCT